AGAATCGCCTTAAAATGGCCTTTAAACACTATTCTTCGTACTGCTCATCTTCGTTCAAATCCAATATTTCACCTTTATCATGATTATACAGCGGAACTTCCATTAATTCTTCGGTATCAAAACTAGGAACCGAAGCTGCAGTAGCTGGAACAAAATAAGTATCGTCAGTCTGCGTATCAAAGTTAATAATCTTGCCATTTTCAGACTCAAAGTTCTCTATTGGCGAACTTTCTGGTAAGGTTTTATTCTCGTCACCATCCAACTTTGGAATATCCGCCAAGGTAGTACCAGGCTTTAACACGTTAACAGTAATCTGCTTCACCACATCCCCCTCATGAGCAACCTCCGTCTTTTCAATATACCCTCTTCTCTTGCCCTTTGTCTTTAACAGAAACATCGTAGCCAAAGTATCGCCTTTGCTAATCCTCTCCATCAACTTATGCTCCCCCCAATCCAACATTATCTCCTCTGGTTCTATTTCAGCCAACGTCTTTCTAAACTCCACATCATTCTTCATCCATCCTTGATACATCGTCCTACTAATCCCACACGCCTGGCAACTAATAGTAATATTTCCAAAATTCTCCCTATAAGCAATGATAAATGCTTCTTTCGTTATATCCTTAAATTCAGCGTTCATATTATCGGTTTTGCGTGTATGTTATGTTTGGATGCTCCCACTTTTCTTTACCACAAACACTACATTTGGTTTTACTTGAAGATTTTTTATCTGATTCAAATTGATGTGAATAAGTAACACTTGTACTACTTCCTGCGATTGCTAATCCTTGAGTATGTTGAGGACAATAGCTACACATAATTGTTGTTGGTGAGTAAACCCTATTGCATTTAGGGCATTCCCATCCTTGAGGTATAAACTTAGTTTGAATCATATTATCGGTTTTTGGTTGGCGTTCTGATAGAGACAATACTCACTACCTTGTCTATCTTGATATTATTAAACCCAAGTGCCTTGCCACACTTCTCACACTCAAACTCCTTCTCCTTAATCTCACTACTCCAAACATACTCCTCGGCAATAAACCCACACTTGCATTTGTACAACCTCTTGGCAATAGTATCTTTCATATAATCAATTTGCACCGATTATTAGACTCGAACTAATGTTAATGGTTTTGGAGACCACCGTTCTACCAACTGAACTAAATCGGATATATTAATTCAAAGCTACAACAATAATACCAAATATTAAAATATCGCAAAACAATGTTTTCTATCAAAAATATGAGAGGCACAAGGGGTATATCCCATTTTTGGTACGAATAAAGTGCCTAGAGGGTACCCGTCCCTATTTTTTAATATGTAATGTACTGATAATCAATGATACTTTTGTCTCATAATTACCATTATGTTAAATAGGAGGACTTTCGTAGGGGATTAACTTAAGTATTTTAATATATAATATCTTACTCACTCAATCGCAAAACATAAGAATACACGAGCTAAATAGTTACTAGCTTAATCTTATGCAACTGGTAAAGCGGTCCTAATATAATATAGTATGTATTATTTATTCTATTATACATTATACATTGTATATTATAATATACATTATATAATACATAATACAATGTATAATATATACACAAGTTAATAACATGGTAAAATATCTTTACTCATGGTCTAAATATGGACCGACAAAAGGGTAATATTTTTGTAATTATTTAACATATTTTAACATTATTTACAATTTAATGTACTATATTTACTCTGTCAATAATGACAATTTAACCTTTAATTTATTTTTTATGCGTACTTATTACCACGTTATCGAGGATTGCGGTAACTACAACATCGGAGCACATGGGTTTTATAACACTAAAGAGGAAGCCGAAAAAGAAGCTGCAAGGCTTCAAGGTTATTTCCCTAATAACTTTTTTTATGTGCACACTAGCAATAGTAAAAAAGAGCCAGAATTTATAACCCTTTAATCCCTTAATATGATTTATTTATTTATTATCCAGGTCGTTTTGTTTTGCTTTATTATTGCCAATGTAGCAAAGCTGCTAATTACCTTAATCATTAAAAACTACTAAACATGGGCCAGACAATTACATTATTAGAGCTGCTTATTCTTAGTGCTGCAGCAATATTAATTTACGCACTAATCAAAACTATTATTCAATCAAATAAAATAAAATAACATGACTATTGAAATTACCAAAACTTACGGCTTTTTTTATAACTGGACCTTAAAAGCCTACGGCAAAAGTTTCTATCTGGGCCAGGATGTGAAATTTTGTTCTAGGGTCCTAGGATGTGACCCAGCATATATTGTTAAGCAAATAGGCTCTAATGATATGAGCAAAGAAACAACAAAGAAAAAACTGGCTAAGTTTATTCTAGATACCTTAAATATTACTAGGGCTGATATAAAAAACATTGAGCCCTGGGGATTATGTGCCGAATAACCAAAACAATAACAAACAAAACAAAACCTTTAATTTATGTTAACTACACTACAACAACAACAAACAACAAAAGTATTAAACAGCTACAAAAAAGTTAAAAACCTATTAAGCCCAGGTGCCACCAATATAAAAACGGCTAAAAACGACCTGGAGACGTTTATATTATATATGGCCCCAGCGGACCAGGTGAAAGGCCTAAACCTTTGTCCCTTTGCGTCTACTGGCTGCAAAGCTTCCTGCTTATATAGTGCAGGACGTGGAAAGTTTAGTAACGTGCAAGAATCTAGGATGAATAAAAGTAAATTCTGGGGATATGATAGAGCAAATTTTTATATCCAATTAGCTAATGAATTACTAAAAATACATGATAAAGCAATGAAAAAGGATATTAAAATAGCAATTAGACTCAATGGAACCTCAGATATTGACCACCTGGATTTACTACAACGTTATTCTGGTATTAATTTCCTGGATAGCTTTTATAATGATTTACTTTTTTACGACTATACTAAAAATTATAATCATATAAGAAAGTACCAGGGAACTAATTATAAGATAACTTTTTCTAGGTCCGAGGTTAACGAATTGGACGCCTATAGAACATTAAAAGACGGTGGAAACGTTGCAATAGTATTCAAGGACCAATTGCCGACCACCTGGCACGGTTTCCCAGTAATTAACGGAGACTTAACCGACCTACGCTATTTTGACCCAGTTAATGTAGTGGTAGGATTAAAAGCAAAAGGAGAAGCAAAAAAAGACGTTTCTGGTTTTGTTGTAGCATAAAAAAAGCAGTTTTTTAGGGCCCTAATTAATTTTAGGGTCCTTTTTTATTCTTTGTTAGTATTGACTAATTAACTGGAGCGAAGCCAGGCAAAGAAGCTCACTAAATTAATATTTTATGAATATTTACGGACTAAAGGGACTAATTAAAGCCCTGGAGAAAGAAAATAGCCCAGCAAATAAATATTTGCTACAGTTCTACAACGACCTATACCAGGAGCAGCTGCAAAGTATAGCGGACCAGGTGCAAAATAGGCTGGACCAGGAGAACAAAGAAAGAAAAAGCTGGAGCGAATTCTTAGCTCAATAATTACAGCCAATTCTAGGACCTAAATTTATTTTTATGTACAAAGTATCAAGAAAGAAAAAAGAATCCAGCCAGGGGCCTTAAAATAGCTTTTAAATATGATTAAAGGCCAGGGCCAAAGTATGCAAAAAAGCATATCAATGTTGCAACATCGATGTCTAAACATTGTACAATGATGCAATGTTTACGCCATGGTGCCAAAAATCTTTTGTAGCCAAAAATCTGCTTGGGTACGTACGCAAAAACCTGCCAAAAATCTAGGACCGACAAAAATCTTTTATAGACAAAAACTTTTTATCCTTTAACAATAATTTAACTAAAATATATTAAATAATAACAAAAAACCTTTAATTTTACTAAACCAAAGCAAAAAACTACAAATTATGTTCAGATTAATTACCGCAAATTTTGACTGCCGTTGCAGTCTTACTGGTAGATTTATTCGCAAAGGAGAACAAGTCTACTACAATGACAATAGCAAAAACGTTATCGATGCCTTAGAGTATGAATTACTCATGAAAAAAACTGTCATCGGTGACAAAAAAACCTATTTTACCAGACATTCTAAATTAAACACCAAAACAAAATAACATGAAAACCTATCAATTTATCGAAGAGCACGACTTTTTATTAAACGAGACCTTCTATTTTACCAGACAAGATGGACTTATAGTTTCTGGAACTATGGGTAAAGATTACGATAAGGCGTATCTAGTTTACCAAAATCTATCTTTAGGCAAAGCATTATCAGAAGAAAAAGTCTTGTTTACAGTTACCACACCATAATACTAAACAATGAACAAAAAACTAACCCTTGAACAAAAAAAGAAAGGCATCAAAGAAGAGTACACCTATGTAAACAGCAACGGAAGAATCTCAAAACAATACACCTATAAAGGAATGGTTATTAAATGGGATAATCAAATTCTAAATGGTAAATGGTTCTACTGGAGGAGCTCTTATTACGCATCACTAGATGCAGCAGTTCATGGAATAGACAGACATAATAAATTATTTAATCAACAACAACAATAAACATGGAAAATCAAGAACAAGAATTAATCGACAACACAACAGTAGATGTAAAAGGCGAAACAATCGTATTCCCAGCGGAATGGTGCTTTAAATTTAACG